TAGAAGTGGTGGAGGGATAGGAGTTACACGTATCATGCAAGCGATCCCTGACTAGGGATCCCATTGTGAGGTGACGAAATTGGTAAACGTGTCAGTCTGTTTAACTGATGTTCCTGGCGGGACTTGTAGGTTCGACTCCTACCCTCACAGTTTAAAAACCCTATTTAGGTATATACTCGTAGGCATAAATTTTTGTAAAACCGAACTTGACTTTGTGTTGGTTTTCTGATAAATAATAACAAGAATTATAAGGAGGTTAAGATGATCTGAACTCCTTTGTTATTGGGTAAACTATAGTATGAAAATGTTGTATCAAAAGAACCGATTATGCACAACTTAATTCCTTTTAATCAATTAGCTGGATCTAAACACAATGAAGAAACGATCGATCCACATAAAGATCTAATCGCAGAATACTATGAGTGCTTAATCGAGTGCGACGAAGACCAATCCGTTTGTAAACGGGTATGTAAGGAGATTCTAGTAACTTAAAAACCGAAAAGTAAACAGACAGTAAAAAAAGTGTCACTCAGAAACCCCGCAGCAATGCGGGGTTTAGTATTATGAGCTCATACGAAATCTATTAGATGGCAGTTCAACAAGAAATCAAATCACAATTGGCGAAGTTGCTTGCTAATGAGGATATTGTAGTAGAGCATAAAAATATTGCTACAGCACAATTTAATGTACATACTAGGGTGCTTATTCTTCCTCTATGGGAAAAGGCAAGCAATTATGTGTATGATATGTTGGTTGGACATGAAGTAGGACACGCACTTTTTACTCCTGATCAAGATCCTCCTCATCATATTCCTAAGCAGTTTGTTAATGTGGTAGAGGATGCGAGAATTGAAAAGTTGATGAAGCGTAAATATATGGGTATTGCGAAAAGTTTCTATAGAGGATATAATGAACTCCATAAGCAGGATTTCTTTGAATTAGATGGTGAAGATATTACTACTTTTAATCTTGCTGACAGGGCTAATTTATACTTTAAGGTGGGTTCGTTCCTTCCTGTGGCTTTTTCGTCTGTTGAAAAACCGATTATCGATTTAATCCATGACTGTGAAACGTTTGAAGACACCGTATCCGCAGCAGAAGCGTTATATAATTTCTGCAAGCAGGAGCAGGAAAAGGACAACCCCACCCAAGAAAATATGGTGGATTGGAACAGCACTATTCAAAGTGTTGACGATAGCGATATTGAGTGCCTTGACGATAATTCTTCTCCCATTTCTGACACTTCTAGCAGTGATGTTATGGAAGATCGGAGCAGCGGTGACGATAATAATATTGGGGTGGATGATTCTGATGTTACTGTAGAAACTGCTAATGCATTAGAGAGTAATTTACAAGATCTCGTCAATAAGAATAGCGTTGAGAATGTTTATGTAGAGATTCCTCAAGTAGATCTAGAGAGTATCATTGCAAAAAATAGTGATGTTCATAAAGATATTGATAGTTGCTTTAATGCTCAACAAAAAAGATATGATGAGGAAGCTAAAGAACGGGGGATGACATCTCTCAATCTTTATGAAGGGGTTGATACGGAGTTTAGAAAATTTAAAAGAGATGCACAGAAAGAAGTATCTTATTTGGTGAAGGAGTTTGAGTGTAGAAAAGCTGCGACTTCTTATTCTCGTTCTGCCACCTCTAGAACTGGGGTTTTAGATTGTAATCAACTTCCGACTTATAAATTCAATGAAGATATTTTTAAAAAAATAACAATAGTACCTGATGGCAAAAATCATGGGTTGGTGTTTATATTAGATTGGAGTGGATCTATGCAGTATGTTCTGCAAGATACTCTTAAGCAACTTTATAATTTAATGTGGTTTTGTAAGAAAGTTCAAATTCCTTTTGAGGTATATGCTTTTACTCATGAATGGAATAGTAAGATAACAGATTATGAAACTGGAGAATTCTATCCTACTCCCATTCAGAAACATTATGAGAAAAAGGAAGGAGTATTTTCGATTGATGATGATTTTAATTTAATGAATATCTTTAGTAGTAAAGTTAGACTTCAAGAATTAGAGCATCAGATGATAAACATTTGGAGACTTGCTCACTGTTTTGGTGATAGTTATCATGTATGTTACACTTTCCCTAGAAGATTATCTCTTTCAGGAACACCTTTGAATGAGACATTAATTTCTCTCCATCAGATTCTTCCTCAATTTCAAAAAGATAATGGATTAGAGAAAGTTCAATGTATTATCTTGACTGATGGTGAAGCTAATGGTATCCCTTACCATAAGACAGTACAACGTCATTGGGAGTCTTTACCTTATTTGGGTGTTAGAAATGTTAATCCCACCACTACTTTTTTGCGGGATCGTAAAGTGGGTAAAACTTATAAGTTCGGATATCGTTGGCATGAATTTGCTAATGTTCTTTTGACAAATCTCAAAGATAGGTTCCCTTCTACTAACTTTATTGGTATTCGTGTTCTTGGAAAAAGAGATGCTAATTCATTTATTAAAATGCATGTTGGCCCTGATGAGAAGATAATGAGTGATTGGAGAAAGAATAAGAGTTTTGTTATTAAGAGTTCGGGTTATGATGCTTATTTTGGACTAGCATCTACAAATCTTTCTCAAGATGCTGAGTTTGATGTTGATGATGATGCAACTAAAGCTCAAATCAAAAGGGCGTTTGTTAAATCTCTTAAGACTAAAAAACTAAATAAGAAAGTTCTTGGCGAATTTATTTCATTGGTATCATGAAGTCAAGAAAACTACAACCCCAACATCATGGGTGGATTGAGACTATTTTAGATAAAGAACATGTAGATTTTTTATGGGAAAGGGTTGAAAAAAGTAAAGGTAATGTTAAAGATAAATTAGCAGGAAATATAAGTAGTAGTCGGGAAATTACAGATGATGAGGATGGATACTTTTTTAAAAAGGTATTATGGCCTCAAGTGCAGATGTATAGGGATATGAATAATGGTATGGATCCTGTTCAAGTTCCTATTAATGCTGACATAGAATTATACATACATGATTTATGGGTTAATCATCAATATCAAACTGAATTTAATCCTTATCATTTTCATGGAGGAATGTATTCCTTTGCTATTTGGTTAAAGATTCCATATGATTGGAAAGAACAGAATAAATTACCATTTTTGGATGGGATGAAAGAAGATGATAAGAAAGCATCTATTTTTGAATTTGAATACCTAGATATGTTTGGGGGTATTAGATATTATGGGTATCGTTTAGATCCATCTATGGAAGGACGTATGCTATTTTTTCCTGCAAGCTTGATGCATACGGTATATCCGTTTTATAATTGTGATGATGCTCGTATTTCAGTAGCAGGAAATTTGTGGTACAGGACAAGCACATGACAGCAGAATGGATTTCGGAAATTTCTAATTTCCCAGAAGAATACAAAGAAATGATGAAAGGTTTATTGTCTAAGAGACAGATAGAACTTTTGGATGGAGAACCAATACAATCTCATGAGGGGATGGTATTTGGTGGAATGTATGCTGATTGGAAAAAACGTAAAGGATATGACTGATGTAAGACAACATAAACGTCAACCTCGTAAAGATTGGTCTGACGATCATTGGTTGCAGCATGCATATATAGAATATTGGTCTCCTTGGAATAGTAAGGAGGACAAAGAATACTGGTATGATATGATTAAAAAATTACAAAAATGAAATTAACTCAAAAGATTATTGATGATCTCACAGTAGCATTAGCACATACTAAAAAAGATGGTACTGAGAATTGGTTAGATGATGATGAAATCGAAGTATGTGTAGGTGGTACTTTTGCTGCTGATAGATTCATTTCCCTTATAAATCGCAGAACAAATCCAAGGCCTAAAAATGGACAAACCCTATGATGATTCTCATTGGCGAGAGGAACAGAAACCATATGTTCAAAGTAAACTTCAATTAGAAGTATTAGAGCAAGGCCCTAGAAGTCTTGCTCAATCATGGATGATGCAAGCTATGAAGAATGATTGGAAGAGAAGGAATGGTTATAAAGATCCTGAACCACCTGATTGTTCATCATCACTTCAAGAGTGGGAAAAGATTGCAAAAAAATATGAAAAGTTTACTCCTGAAAATGATCCTTTTGGAGGACGATAAACAAACTGTCTACAGTAAGATAAATTTATCATTTTGTGCTTTATAATGGATGCATCAAAACAAATTACATTATGTTTGTGATTAAAATGACTTTTGAAGAAATTGTCGAAGGTCTGAAATCCAACTACGGAACAGAATTTACTGCTGCTGATGTGAAGGGATTCTGTGCAATGAATGGCATTGCTTATCAGACAGTCACTAAGAAAATTGATAAATTTAAAGTTGGCCGCGGCAAATGGAATTTGGAAGTTACTACCAAAGCAGTGGAGAACATTGAGAAATCTTTTCATTCACCTTCTGTTGAACCTCCTGTAACACAAAATCTTATTCCTGAAACAGATGACACATTCGTCAAATTCGGCCCCTTTAACGATATTAAAAGGATTATTCATTCTAAGTTGTTTTATCCTACTTTCATTACAGGTCTTTCCGGTAATGGTAAAACTTTTGGAGTAGAACAAGCATGTGCTCAACTAAATAGAGAGTTAATTCGCGTCAATATCACAATTGAAACCGACGAAGATGACCTTATTGGTGGGTTTCGCCTTATTGATGGTAACACTGTATGGCATAATGGACCAGTTACAGAAGCATTGGAAAGGGGAGCTGTCCTCCTTTTAGATGAGATCGATCTAGCATCTAATAAGATACTTTGCTTACAACCTATTCTTGAGGGTAAAGGAATATTCCTTAAGAAGATTGGTAGGTTTGTTTCACCTGCCCCTGGATTCAATGTGGTGGCAACTGCTAATACTAAGGGTAAGGGATCTGATGATGGAAGATTTATAGGAACTAATGTTCTTAATGAAGCATTCCTTGAGAGATTCCCTGTAACCTTTGAGCAGGAGTATCCAGTACCATCAGTTGAAAAAAGAATTTTGAGTGGAGTTGCTTCTACATTGGGAGTAACTGATAGTGGTTTTATCAAATGTTTAGTGGATTGGGGTGATATTATTCGTAAAACTTTTTATGATGGAGGGATTGAAGAGATTGTTAGTACTAGACGATTGGTTCATATTGTTCGTGCTTATAGTATTTTTGGAGATAAATCTAAATCAATACAGGTTTGTATAAATCGTTTTGATGATGAAACCAAACAAGCATTTTTAGAACTTTATGATAAAGTAGATGCTGATTTTGAATATGAAAAGGTGGAGGATAAGGCATATGAAGAAAATTGATCCTAGTGAGTATATGTGTGATGGGTGGGACTCTGCACCTTGGCCTGTATCACCATATAAAAGAGGTTCTGTTGAGAACAAAGTTGGCATGACTGTTCTATGGACATACTACGTTTTATTTGCGGGTATGTTTATTAGAAGTCTTATTATATTTTTAAATCGATGAATCTTTGGCAAAGTTACAAATCTACTCTAAATGATATATTCCCTGATTTAAAATTCAGGGAAACTTGGGCTCAGTGGGAAAGTAAAGGTACTACTCTTTCTGCAAAAACCTATAATCATCCTTATCTTATTAAATGTAGAGAGGTTGATATATCGAGTGATCATTCTTCAATTTATAACAGTATTCTTTATCCCAAGACTGGAAGTAATCTTCCTTGTTTTGGGATGGATTTAATGGCATTCTCAGAAAAGAAAGTCATTATTGTATTTGATTTTCAGCATCCTGTAGAAAATTATTTGTTTTCTGTTGATGGATTACCTAAAGCAGAAAAGGATTATAGATTCTTTGAGATGGGTAATCATTTTTCTGAGAATATTTTTGTTAGATATTGTAAGATGGAAGAAGTTGATGCTTATCTATCTGATTTTAAAACATACTTGACTAAGTACAGAGATATGTTAGAATGTGAGAAACCTGCTGGAACTGATACCAGTGAATACAAAGACTTTGATGCTTATATGACTAGATTGGATCCAGTGGGTGGATACCTTACTGGTAAGTTTGGTAAGGAAAAAGCAGAAAGTCTTGTAAACGATTTTTTATTTCAATATGGCATGGTGGCTAGCGTATGAAGAACTTTATGGTGACATGGACAAGGAGTATCCTATTATGAGTAAAAATGCAGATGATGACATTACAATTTTAGGAGATGATTCTGTGAATTTTGATCAGAGTTTTTGGGAAGAGGATGGGTTTAGTATAACTGGAAATCCTAATGCTGGTCGTGATGCCATTTATTTTGGTAATTCAGATTCTGGAACCCTTAATTTGGGAACACATCTTCCTGGTGGTATGGGTGAAGATCATATCAGTTTTACTAGTGGCCTTGCTCATACTCATTATGATGAGAAGAAGTATTATGCTCAGGGAAGTGATCCTTATCCTACAGTCGGTGATTATTATAAACCACAACCAGATTTAAAGAATGCATCAACACAAAAGTATGGTGAAGACAAGGGTATTAAAGATCTTAAAGATTATGTAGCTTCTACCTACAATGGACATTATACTAATGATGGGAATAATGTTCAAACACTTGATCTTATTCACTCTGTAGGTGATGCAGAATCATTCTGTCGTTCTAATGCAATTAAGTACCTTAGCCGGTATGATAAGAAAGGACAGGCAAAACGTGATATACTAAAGGCAATGCATTACTGCCTACTGTTATATTACTTCAGTGGACACACAAACAATGAAATTACGACCCGTGGTTATGAAACTTTCTGATAAAACACTCTCAGTACTTAAGAATTTTTCTTCAATTAATCAATCCATTCTTTTTAAGTCAGGAAATAAACTTCGCACTATTTCAGTGATGAAGAATATTCTTGCAGAAGCAACTGTTACTGAAGAGTTTCCTAAAGATTTTGGTATCTATGATTTAAACCAATTCTTAAACGGAATGGGATTGCATCAGAGTCCTGAATTGGATTTTAAAAATGATGGCCATGTAGTTATCAAAGAAGGCAGGATGCGTTCTAAGTATTTCTTTGCGGATCCTGGATGTATTGTTACTCCACCAGAAAAAGAGATAACTCTCCCTAGCGAAGAGGTTACTTTTGAATTAAGTACGGATCAATTGGATAAGTTGCTTAAGGCAGCAGCAGTATACCAATTACCTGATCTTTCAGTTGTTGGTGAATCTGGAGTAGTTAAACTTGTTATTCGTGATAAGAAGAATGATACTTCAAATGTTTTCTCTATTATGGTTGGAGAAACAGAATCTACTTTTGCTTTTAATTTTAAGGTAGAGAATATTAAAATTCTTCCTGGAACTTATGAAGTTGTAGTTTCACAAAAACTTCTTTCTAGATTTACTAGTCAAAATCATGATTTGACTTATTACATTGCACTTGAACCTGATTCAACTTTTGGATAATGGCAAACGAAAACTTAGATCACTATAAAGTAGGTGATAAGGAATTTACTGATTGGACAGAAGCGCAAGATGAGGCTGTTGAATTATTGAATGCCGGAGAAGAATTTGTACAAGTTTTAATAAAAGCGGGTGGTGATGACGATTGGGGGTTACTCCAAGAGTTAAACTTAGAAAGAGGGGTAAAACCTGGTCAACATTGGAGTACATGGACATTTGCTCCATATTATTGGAGGTTACGTAATTTAGATTATGAGGGATGAATTTCTTTGGGTTGAAAAATATAGACCTAAGACAATTGAAGATTGTATTCTTCCGGAGAGTACTAAAAAAACTTTTTTACAATTTCTAAATAAGGGTGAAATTCCCAATTTGCTTCTTGCTGGCCCTGCAGGGTGTGGAAAGACAACAGTAGCAAAAGCACTTTGTCATCAATTAGGAGTTGACTATTATGTTATCAACGGATCGGATGAAGGAAGATTCCTTGATACCGTCAGAACTAACGCAAAAAACTTTGCCTCAACAGTCTCCCTCTCCTCTGATAGTAGACATAAAGTCATCATCATCGACGAGGCAGACAACACAACCGCCGATGTGCAGCTCTTACTTAGAGCATCTATCGAGGAATTTTCACACAACTGCAGATTTATTTTCACCTGCAACTACAAGAACAAGATCATCGAACCACTCCACTCGCGATGTGCTGTTATCGAATTCTCCATCAAGGGTAAGGAAAAGGCAGAAATTGCAGCTCAGTTCTTCGGAAGACTTGTATCCATCTTGGACACCGAACGGATTCAAAGTGATAAGAAAGTCCTCGCAGAACTCATCAATAAGCACTTCCCTGACTGGAGAAGAGTCTTAAATGAGTGTCAGAGGTATAGTGTTGGTGGAAAGATAGATAGTGGTATTCTTGCTCATTTTTCTGACGTAAAAGTAAATGATCTCGTTAAAAACCTCAAAGAAAAAGACTTTACGGAAGTTCGTAAATGGTGTGTCAATAACCTGGATAATGATCCTGCTGTGTTATTACGTAGGATTTACGATTCTCTTTCAGATTCCTTGGTTCCTTCTTCCATCCCTGCTGCTGTGCTTATACTTGCTAAGTATCAGTACCAAATTGCCTTCGTCGCGGATCAAGAAATAAATATGCTTGCATGTCTTACAGAAATTATGGTAGAGTGTGAATTCAAATGATTTTACCAGGTACTACTGTGGTTATTGATAATCCTACATCCATTTACAATGGATATAGGGGATTTGTACAAAGATTAAGTGGTGATAGAGCTGCTGTTCTTTTTGATGATTTGTCTCCTTGGGAGAAGTTGATTACATTTCCTCTTAAAGATTTAAAAGAAGATAAAACAGGCCCTCAGTTTTATAAAATGAAATGAAAGACGAACTTTTAAAACTTCTAAAAAAAGATGCTTATAAGAAAGGAGAATTTACTCTTTCTTCTGGAAATACAAGTGAGCATTATGTAAACTGTAAACCAGTGACTTTAACTGGAAGAGGACTTACTTTATCCAGTTTATTGATGCTTAAAGAAGTAGAAACTGAACATGTTGCAGGCCTTACTTTAGGTGCTGATCCTTTAGTAAGTGGAGTTTCATTAGTATCTGCTTTGGATGGTAGAATGGTTAATGCCCTTATTGTTCGTAAAGAAGCAAAAGGACATGGTACTCAAGCATGGATTGAAGGATTGTTACCACCAGAAGGTACAGAGATTACTGTATTAGAGGATGTAGTTACAACAGGTGGATCTTCTCTTAAGGCAGTGGAGAAATTGCGTGATGCGGGATATGTGGTAAAACGTGTTATTACTCTTGTTGATCGTCAAGAGGGTGGTGAAGAAGCAATGAAGGATGCAGAATTAGAATTGATAAGTATTTTTAAATTACAGGAGATAGTGGAGAAATTTTTATAATGGATGAAGAAAAAATCTATGATGAAGAGGGTAATGAATTAGATAAACATGGATTTAAGATTCAAGTTTATCCTAATGGTTTAGAATCAGTTCGTAAATCAGTTGAGAATTGTGAGCAACTCTGTGGGTTGGATAAGAATGTAATGGCAGAACTGCTTAAAGGCGAATGGAATGAGTATATTACATCTGATCATACGGGTAGGACAAGTAAGAGAATTGTGATAGAATATGATATAAAGGAAAAAACTAATGACTGAACATCCCTATAGAGTAGTTGCATCTCGTCCTCCTAGAAGAGCTTATCCACTGTATAAGTATCATACTGATCCAGTAGATTGGAGTTGTACCGGAACTGTTAAAGTTTCTTGCAAAGATGGTATTGTTGATGTTACAATATTTGAAAAGGATTCCATTAATGTTCATCGTTTGACTGCTAGTGGGCCTGGAAGACTTACGGAAGAAATCGATCCCGTAGAAGAATGATTACTAACAAAGACATTATGGAGGAACTCCAAGTGAGTAAAAAAGAACAGAAACTTAGAGCACAAGTGAAGTCCAGATGGTATTATATTTTCTGGGGTACGGCTACTGTAACGGTATTTGTTGGACAAGTTTTTGTAGGAAATGGATTCCGTAGAATGGCAGAGAGTCTGGATAAGGTATTAGAGGCTCCTATACAAATGGATATAGGTATTCCAAGACGTAATCCTTGGGAAGATCATCCTATGATTATAAAATGACAATTTTTGATTGTATTATTATTTCATTACTTCATCTTGAATACTTTGTGCAAAAATTTTTATGTGGGATATACTATACTTGGTTGAAATTTGATTATTGGAACTTTAATCGTAAATTACCTAAATGACTGAAGAAGAATTGGAAAAGGAACGTCATCTTGATGATGATTGTAATGTAGTTGCTCATTATTATAGAGCAAAGAGGATGCATCCAAATATTCCTTTTTATCTTCAGGATGAAAGGGGTGATACTTATGAGTTTGGATGGAGTTTAATATATGAATATATCTCTAATATATCCTATTATCCTGATTGGTAATGATACTGAGTGAATCGGACGCTCTCTGGGCTGCCAATGAATTTATTGATTATTTTAAGAATTTTACTTCTATTGAAGATTATCTTCGTTATGTAAAGAAGCAAGTAGTTCTGCAGACAAGTCAACTGACTCCACTTCAAGATGAATTTTTTAATGAAGATATTTCTCCTAATGAAATGGAGTTTGACATAAAGTTTGTTGGGAATCGTTTTAGTGAATCAATTCCACAAGAACATTATGTAAATCTTTTAGCTGCTGTATCTTCTCATAACAATGAAGCTAATATTCCTGGTAGAGAATTGCGTTGGATGGTGTTCGAAAAGAGAACTCAGACAGTAGTAGGGTTTATTCGCTTTGGATCGCCGACTATTAATTCTAAGCCTAGAAATGTATGGTTAGGTAAGGCACCTAATTTATCTGTTTTTAATCGTCATGCGGCGATGGGGTTTGTTATTGTTCCATCTCAACCTTTTGGGTATAATTATTTGGGAGGTAAATTACTTGCGCTTCTTTGTGTTTCTCACTTTGCTAGAGAAACTTTGAATAAAGTATTTGAAAAGGATATTGCTCTTTTTGAAACTACTTCATTATATGGTTCTACTACCTCTGCATCGCAATATGATGGATTAAAACCTTTCTTTAGGTATAAGGGATTAACTGAGAGTAAATTTCTTCCGTTGCTTCATGAAGAGGTATTCCATCGTCTTCATAATCGTTTTACTATATTAAATAATAATACTCCTTTAACTGATAATAAAGCATCTTCTAAAAAAATGAAAAGACAAACAAAGATGATTTCAATTATTAAAAAGTCGTTGAAAGATCCTGATAAACTTAAAGAGTTTAATGATGTTATTGAGATGGCATTTGGACTTACTCAGAAAAAGAGATTTTATATTTCTGATTATGGGTATTCTAATGTTAGAGAAGTTATTTTGGAAGAGCAAGATAAACTAATTCCTGGCCAAAACTGGGATAAGTTTCATTTGGAGAACATCATTTCTTGGTGGAAACGTAAAGCAACAAAGAGATATGATAAATTAAAGCAAGAAGGTAGATTTAGAGATAAAGTAGAACTTTGGACAGAAGATGATGATATTCAGATTATAAGATAATGGATAATGTAGTTGTAATCGATAATGTGATATCCAAAGGATATCAGGATTTAGTTGAGAGGATACTAACTGGAACAGAGTTTCCATGGTTCTTTAATAAGCAAATAACAAATGCAAGAAGAGGATCTCCTGATAGTGCTACAGGATTTTCGCATATGGCTTTAGAACAAGGAAAGGTTAAAAATCAATATGCTGATATATTAACTCCTATTTTATATGAGGCAGTTGATAAACATAAAAAAGATCAAGATATACGGGAGATTTATAGAATTAGATTGGGTATGTTTGTAAAAAAGCAGACGCACATACCTCATATACCTCATACAGATAATGAATCTTTTCATTATGTTATGCTATACTATGTTAATGATAGTGATGGTCCAACTAATATTTTTTCTGACAATGAGATTGTAGAAAAAATAGAACCTAAAAAGGGAAGAGCACTAATATTTGCTGGTGATATATATCATTCATCATCTTCTCCTAGAGATCATGACACCAGAGTAGTGGTTAATTACAATTTTCTATTATAGATTATGGAACTTAAAGATTGGTTAAATTCTATTAATTTTAATAAGAATAATCTTATTGAAGAAGACCCTTCTACTATAAAAGATTATGCTCCTTATATTGTTAATCGGTGTTTATCTGGACATCTTGATTGTGTGATGTTTGTAAATGAAATGAACAGGTATCCTAACTTGGATAAAGATATGCAATATAGTTTTTATCTAAATACACTTAGGAAAAAGAAGAGATTCTCTCCCTGGCTCCGGAAGGATAAAGTCACGGATCTGGAAATCATCAAAAAATACTATGGTTATAGTAACGAAAAGGCATCAAATGCCCTGAAAATCTTATCCAAACAACAAATTGCATTTATTAAACAACGACTTGATACTGGAGGAATAAAATGACTACTACGGTAGAACCTACGGTTAATTGGTCACAAGACCAAATGGTGGAGGTACTTCTTAATGAACCTGATGACTTTCTTAAAGTTCGTGAGACATTGACAAGGATAGGGGTTGCGTCGCGAAAGGAGAAGAAACTCTATCAATCGTGTCATATCTTGCATAAGCAAGGAAGATATTATATTGTCCATTTTAAAGAGTTATTTGCTCTGGATGGTAAACATGCTAATCTCACAGTTAACGACGTACAACGTCGTAATCGCATTGCTCGCTTACTTGCTGATTGGGGACTTATTTCAGTAGTAAAAGCAGAATCAGTTGCTGATATTGCACCATTAAATCAAATTAAAGTATTAGCTTATAAGGATAAGGGTGATTGGATTCTAGAACAGAAGTATAATATTGGTAAGAAGGGTAAGTCTCAAGATGCTGATTAATACCGTTACTGCACTGTACAGTTACACTCTTGTGTGCTATTGTTTCCGTATAGTTCTCTGTATTTGATGGAAATCAATACACTTTTGCTTATTCTTTTGGTGATTGTGAATTACACCAATTTCTTCATGACCCATGGATGGAAAAGACCATGGCGTAGAAACCTTCGTGCTAAAAGGAAATTCCTTAAATGAAAAATAATCTTTATAATGGCATCAGTGAGCGTCTTTTTTATACCTTAGGGAAACGACATCTGAATGCTAGTGCTCATGATATCTACATGGCTCTATGCTATGCCGTGAGAGATCAGATGATGTCGTATCATCTTGCCCCTGAAGTTTGTAATAATGAGAAAGAAGTTGCTTATCTTTCTGCAGAATTTTTAATTGGTCCACAACTTAATAATAATCTGCTTAACTTAGGATTAGAGGAGGAAGCAAGAGAAGCAGTATCAGAATATGATTTAACCTTGGAAGAGGTTTTAGAATTAGCAGAGGAACCTGGACTCGGTAATGGTGGCCTAGGACGCTTGGCTGCCTGTTATATGGAGTCTCTAGCGACTTTAAAGGTTCCTGCTACCGGATATGGGATAAGGTATAAATTTGGCATGTTTAAGCAAATTATTAGAGACAACATGCAAATGGAAGTCACTGATAATTGGTTACATGGATCTTGGCCTTGGGAGATCGCACAACCAGATGAATCTGTATTAGTAGGTTTTGGTGGAAGAGTAGAGAATTATATTTCAGATAGAGAGCATTATAGAGTTAGGTGGGTTCCAGAAGAACATGTAGTTGCCGTACCTTATGATGTTCTTCAATTAGGTTATAGAGTTAATTGTTGTAATAGGTTGAGATTGTGGAGAGCAGATGCTACAGAGATTTTTGATTTCTATGCATTCAATATAGGTGACTATATGGGATCAGTAGAACAAAGTGTTCAGTCAGAAACTATCTCTAAAGTTCTGTATCCTAATGATGGAACCGATGCTGGAAAGACATTAAGATTGAAGCAACAGTTCTTCTTTGTTAGTGCCTCACTTCAGGATATGATACGTAACCTGGATAAGTGTGGTGTTCCCCTAGAGGAATTTCCTAATCGGTATCAGGTACAATTAAATGATACTCATCCTTCTATTGCTGTAGCAGAGTTGATGAGACTATTAGTAGATGAAAAGCATCTTGACTGGGAACCAGCATGGGAAATTGTTAGCAAATCCATTGCATATACTAATCATACTCTTCTTCCCGAAGCATTGGAGACATGGGATCTTAAACTCTTTAAGACTTTGTTACCTCGTCACTTGGAAATAATCTATGAAATAAATCGTAGATTCTTACAGGTAGTGAGAATGAATTATCCTGGTGATGATTCAATGTTAGAGAAGATGTCTATCATTGATGAGAGGGGTAATAAGTCAGTTCGTATGGCAAACCTTGCAACCATTGGATCACACCATATTAATGGGGTTGCCGCACTTCATTCTGAATTAGTTAAGACTCAATTGATGCCGGAGTTTGCTGATTTATGGCCTCATAAATTTACTAATGTAACCAATGGGGTAACACCAAGACGTTGGGTTGCTTCTTGCAATCAACCGCTTGTTGAAGTTCTTGATCAGTACGCAGGCCCTGATTGGATTACTAATGGTAATGCCTTGAGGAATATTGAGAATCATATTAATGAATCAACTCTTATAGAGAAATT